AAAGCACCTATTGCGCTATAATCCGCATTTTCGCTTTTGCTAAATGCCGTATCCGCGCTTAAAATTGTTTGTGTGTATCCTTGCCAAATCGAATCATCATAAAAGCCTATTAAGTCCGTGTTTATTACATTGCCATTCTCAACGCCCAAAGGTTCGCCTAAATGCACGAAGTTAAACATTTGACTTGTCATTGTTTTGAAATCCCTATTTATATCCGCCAAAATTGTAGCGTTTAAAAAGGGATTGTCCCCGCATACCCACTCGCCTTTCTCTTTATCATATTGCGCCGCTGTGATTTTGCGGACATAGCAACTTGGGTCTTTATTATTTTGGATTTTTTGAAATAAAAATTCATCATCGCGCTCGGGGTTTAAACTAAAAATCACTTTGCTATTTTCAGCGCGGATTGTAGGCATTAGCTTAATGTAGCTATATCTAGTTAAAAAATTAGCTTCGTCAAGCCACGCCCAATTTATTTTACGAAGTCCCTTTAAGCTATCCACGGTGTTGTCATTTATCCCTGCAAAATAAAAAATACTACCATTAAATAATTCTATTGTTTGGGCGCGATATTCAATAAATTTAATATCATTTTTAACACTACCAAGCACGGCTTCGCCTAAACGAAATTCTATATCATTTTCTTTAAACCAATCGCGTATATCATCATAAGTCGTTCCCTTTGTTGTTTTACCATATTTTCGCAATATTAAAAATTTTGTATGCGGGTGTTTTAAGGATTCAATAGCTAATTTTGGTGCTATATGCCCGTTTTTGCCCCCGTGTCGCCCACCATAAAAAATAAACTCCCTATAAGTCCCATCGTAAGTATCGCAACGCCAAAAATCTTGGAATGCAGGTGCTATTTGTATTGTAACCTTGTCATTTTTATATAAGTTATTTTCCATATTTTGCATTAAAAATCCGCCATTTTCCAAAATTTATATAAGTTTCTTGCCATTTTTTAACCATTTTTTTCAAGCATTTTTACTTCAATTTCAAGCCGTTTTCTAATAGCTTCTCTCTCGTCTGCCCGATTATTGTTATTTTGGATATTGTTTTGAATAGCAATCGCAGGGGCTTTGCTAAATGTCCCAACGGCATCGTTTATCGCTTTTAGCGTGTTTGCATATTGCAATAAAAGCAGAGAGTCTTTTAAATCGTTTTCATTTAGCTTTGAAATATAGTTTTTTAGCTTATCGCTTATAAGCATTGCGTTTTCTAACAATCCCCCGCGCAGATTTTCGTAATCCTCTTTTAAGTCCCTAAATCCCTTTACAATGTCGGGTGTAACAGGCATTCCGCGCACTTCTTTGATTAGCTCGGTAGCAGTTGCGCGACTTCGTTTTATGCGCGTTTTATAGGACATATCCTCAACTCTTAAAAGATTGTGGCGTTTTAAATACATTCGCAGAGTATCATCTTTGATTTTATGCTTTTTAGCAATTTCAACTACTTTGCCCCCCGCTTGGTATTGCGCCACCATTTTAGCATATTTAGCTGGGGATATTAGTTTGCCACCTGCCATTACTTAATCCCCCTTGCTAAAAATAATTTCTCTAATACGAAGTTTCTATCGCTTTTGCCTTTTGCCAAATTTATACCCTTTTTTACACTTGCAATCTCTTTAAATGTCGCAGGGCAGGGCGTTTCAAACTCACTTAAAAACACATTAAAGCCCAACGCCACTTGTTTTTGCGCCCATTCTACAAAGGCATCATAATCAAATCCGTTCGTGTTTTTATCGCTATTGTGATAGCCATCAACGCAAGTGCTTTTATATGGTATATCACAATATATAAGCATTTCGCACGGCTTTAATCCAAATTCTTTACTTATTTGCATAAAATCAAAATCAGCATAAGATTTATTTGTGATTGTAAGATTTGGCAACTCGCGCTCTAATTGCTGTAATTGCTGTAATTGCTCTAATCGCTCTAATTGCTGTAATCGCTGACACCTTTGCAACTCTCGGCATTCGCTTAATCCCACGCCCTTTTTGCTTTGATATTCTTTTTTAGGCAAATTTGGCGCATATTTATCGATTAAAGCGCAAATATCAACTTTTGGATAGTTTGCTATGCCTTTGCAATCAAAGCCTTTAAAATGGCTTAATAATTGCGCTATACAAAGGGCTTCTACACTAATAATCATTTTGCCAAAGAGTTTTCGCCTATCCCAAATACTTAACGCCCTTAATTTTGGATTTTCGCAAAAATCTAAAAGCATAAATTCTAATATGCGCTCATCATTGCCAAGTTCGCCACACATATAATCTAAAAACACGCGAATCCCCGCTTTATAATCCAAATCGCTAAAATAGGGCGAAATTACCATATTATGCCCTGCCTTTGCGAATTGTGTTTTCCACTCGCTTTTTAGGTATTGTCCCCCCGCGCAATTAAAAGAGTAAATGTAACGCCTTATCAAATCCAAAGGCGATAAATTCACTTTTGCTTTGTATTTATCGCGTATCGCTAAAAATTGCGCCCTATCGCAAAATCTATACAAATCTTTATCAAAAATGCCTATTTCACTTCGTGGCGATTTAATGCAATCCACTACATATTGCCACATAATAGGCATATCGCTTTTAAGTTCATTGTAAAATACTTTTAAATTACTTGCCAAACCTGCAAAGCTCACGCTTCCGCCCCCGCCAAATAAATCAAATAATACCTTTGCATTCGGCTGAATCTTGTAGAAATTTTGAAATAAAAAAGGCGTGATTTTATTTTTACTACCATAATATTGTAATCCTATATCTAATTGCGCTTGTAACGGCATAAATCCTAATTCATCACTACTAAAAAGCGAATTCATTTAAAATCAACCTTTAACTTTGATAAAAAGCCCAAGTTGGCAAACCTACCATTTGCACGACTTCATTTTGCTTTGTTTCTTTGTCAAAATAACTATAACAATTTGTTTGATAATGACTTATATTTGCCAAAATATCAAAAGCATTGTTTATACGCTCACGCCCTAAATCCAAAGCGGATATATCAAGTTCATAAACGCCACACATAAAAGGCGGTTCTTTTTCAATGACGACAAAATAAAAGCTTGTAGCACCTGTCATTTGCATATAAAAAGCCGCTTGTATATAATAGCCAAATTTAGCTATGCTTTGAATAAAATCATCTTTTTTAGCACTTTGCATTATTTTTAAATCACAAATCATTTTTTTATCATTACTTATAAAGTCAAATCGTGCCTTACAATCTCGTCCGTTCAACTTCTTAAAAAGGCTTAACTCACAATCGCCATCCTTTTTATTAAAAAAAGTGTTTAGAATGTCGCTATTGTATTCCAAAAGCAATTTTGCCCTATCAAGCGTAACTCTATCCACAAGGATTAAACCTAACTTTTCGGCATCCGCTCTTTCATCTTTGCACTCTTTTTTTCTAAAATCCAAAGTATCAAATTTTGAAAAAAGGTATTTATCGCCCAACTCGGCAGGACTTAAAAGCAAATCGTGGCATAATGCCCCGAAATTCATTGCCTCAGTCTTTTTGCTAATATCAATGCTTAACGCGTATTTGTTCGGGTCATCTAAAATTCGCTTAATCGTGCTTTGATTAAGCCCAGCCCTTTGATGATATTCCTTGTAAGATATTTTTTCATAAGCCATCACTTACCCCCTAATCGCTTATTTTAAATTCGTGGCTAATGCCATAAGTAATAAAATCGCCTTTCTCATTCGCCTCAATGCGCTTTTTTTCTAATGCACTCAAATACTCTTTACTCGTTAAAGCGCGTGGCTTAAAAACACTTTGCGTTTTATCGTGTAAAGGCTCGTTTTTAAGCTCATCATCGCCAAAAAGCCCACTCATTTCAAAATTTCCTTTATGCTTAAAAAGCCCTCGCCAAAAGGTTCATACTCTTTAAACTCATTTCTTTTGCTTACCTTAAAAATAAAGTCTGTGTAACTATCAAGTAACCATTTAAGTTTTAATTTAAACTCGGGCGTTTCATAGCCTTTTGTGTCGTGGATAACCCACACACTTTTTTCATTGTCAAAATA